GCTTGATGCGTCACCGCCCAATGGGTTGGTACGGCGTATTAGGATTTGCTCGCTACCGTGAAGAGGCACTATACAGAATCGAATCAGGTTCTTCAATCGCTTAGTTGATTGACGCTGTAGCAGGAGTAGGAATATTCCTGCTACGGAGTAAGTTCATTAAGGAGAACAATGGCAAATTATACATTTACTACACCAGTTGTAGAAGAGGCACCTATTGGAAAACATAGGTTGTTCTACTTTTATAAGCAGGATAAAGGTGTAAGTATTGCCAAAAGTGGTGGAACTTATTCTAAAGTAAGATATATATTAGACGAAGATATAGCAGACTATGATGAGTTTTATCGTGGTGGATATGAACACACGGTGGATGATACTGTCAAGGCAGCATTAATAGCATCGGGTTTAGGGATAACTGAGGCAAACTTTACAGTAATATAAGGGGATATATGAAACACTGGGAACATCATCCAGAACCAATTGATGGATGTTTTGGATGTAAAGGGTTAAGTCTTCAAATGAATACTGGAGATGCAACAAGAGATATTCCAGATAAGAAATGGACCAGCGAGTTGCAGGCTTATCGGGACGCAAGAGCGCAAGGAATACAACCAGCAGGAACAACTATGCGTCACATACAGGAAGCGCATAGGGCTTCAGAAGTATTAGGTAAAGCGTATGATGCGGACACTATGCCTAAGACTAAAGATATAACTCCAAAAGCCGCAACTATAATGAAAGAGATAGGACAAATCTAATGCCAATGGTAAATGGAAAAGAGTATTCATACTCTAAAAAAGGAATGGCTATGGCTAAGAAAGCAGCCAAGAAGTCAGGCAAGAAAATGGTTATGAAGAAAGCAGTTATAAAGAAAATGGGCAAGAAGAAGTAATATGGCTAAACCAAAACCAACACCAAAGCCTACTGTATTAAGAGGCAAGGCAGCAGTTGATGCATACGAAAAGTCAATATCTCCCAAGGGTATGGCTTCAGCAAGTGCCGCTGCTAAAAAAGCACTTGAAGAGAAATATCCAGGTATGTTTGTTCCTGGAACTCGCAAGACTGCTGGTTTAAACAGAGCAAGATAATGTCATCGGGTCAACGCAAGCGTCACGACGGTTGGAACAAATCTATTATGCGGGACGGCGTAGTGGTTATTCTTCGTAAAGATGGTTCCGAGAAAGTTCGCCTTGACCCTAAGACAAAGGAAACACTAAAGGGGAGCAAATGAAAGATTCAAGATTACAAAGGGCTGGAGTATCTGGTTTTAACAAACCAAAGCGTACTCCTAATCATCCAAAGAAGTCACACGTAGTTGTGGCCAAGGTTGGTAGTCAAGTAAAGACTATCCGATTTGGTGAGCAGGGTGCAAGTACCGCTGGTAAACCAAAGGCTGGTGAGTCTGAGCGTATGAAGATGAAGCGTAAGTCTTTCAAGGCAAGACATTCTAAGAATATTGCTAAAGGCAAGATGTCTGCAGCATATTGGGCGGATAAAGTAAAGTGGTAGCAAAGAAAAAGGCTAAGTCTAAAGTCAATGCTGCAGGTAACTATACAAAGCCTGGTATGAGAGCAGCACTATTTAAAAAAATTAAGGCTGGTTCTAAGGGTGGAGACCCAGGGGAATGGTCAGCCCGTAAAGCACAACTACTTGCTGTGCAATATAAGAAAGCAGGCGGAGGTTACAAGTAATGGCACTTGCTAAATCTCAAAAGTCTTTAAAGGATTGGACTAAGCAGAAGTGGAAAACTTCTGATGGTAAGCCATCTAAGGGTAAGAAAAGATATTTACCAGAGGCTGCTTGGGCAGCATTAACTCCAGCAGAAAAGGCTGCTACTAATAGAGCCAAGGCTAAAGGTAATAAAAAAGGTAAGCAGTTTGTAAAGCAACCTAAATCAATAGCCAAAAAAGCCGCTAAGTACAGATAGGGACACAGGGGACTATGAGCAACAAAGATTCTATTGCACTAGTTTGGTGCGACAATGGAATGGTAGACGGCAAGTTTATGCAAGGCGTAACAGATGTAATGTTAAAGTCTGGCGTAGAGTTTGCTACATCATTACGAAGTCAGGGTAACCAAATTGCTAGGCAAAGACAGACAGTAATTGATTACTGGTATGACAAGACTGATTACGAATGGCTACTATGGGTAGACTCAGATGTAGTAATTAGTCCAGAAAAGTTTAAGTTATTATGGGATAATAGAGATGCTGAGAAGCGTCCATTGATTACTGGAGTATATTTTACTACAGATAATCCAGAGGAACCTTTGATGGTTCCAATGCCTACAGTATTTAGTTTTGTTAACGATAATGAAGGTGGCTTTGGTTTAGCCAGAGTGCATCCATTACCAGTTAATGAACTGATTAAAGTAGATGCAGCAGGTATGGGATTCATCCTAATGCACCGCAGTATCGTACCTAAAGTCCGTGAGGTAGCCCCAGATGGGCAACTGTTTATGGAGATGGGTAGAGGAAGTAAGTTTATAGGTGAGGATATATTCTTCTTTGCCCTATGTGATAAGGCTGAAGTTCCACTACATTGCCACACAGGAGCAACTGCACCACATATGAAACGATTCTCATTTGATGAGCATTACTATCAAGCATTCTTTGGTAAGCCTAAAGAAGAACCTAAATCAAAATTAATTACACCTAATAAGAAAATCATTACACCTAGATAGGACAAGATATGCCAACAGGTAACGCAGGTAGCACGCTATGTGCTGAACTCAATCGCCTAGCCAATGGTGGAACTTACCCAGCAATAACAGCATTTAAAGATGAACAAGGTGCTGCTAATGCTTGGGCTGGTACATCAGGACTTGGAATAATTGGAGCCTTAAATATTAAGGCAAGTGCTGGTAGGGCACCATCTGCGTATAAAGATTTAAATGGCATTTGTAATGAACTTGCTGGAACTACTGGCAAATCCGCAATTGATGCACTAAGGAGCATAGCCTCTTGACAACTACATTAACAGATTTAATCAATGAGGTAAGTATTAACCTTGCAGGTTATACCTATCAACAAGATAGAGCAACTCACTTAAGTAGTGCAGTTACTACCCTAACATCATCATCTACATCACCTACAATTCTATACTTAGGCTCTACCGAAAATCTAGGTAAAGGCGTAGTTGAAATTGATGAAGAGTTAATGTGGCTGGATTCATTTGACCGTGTTGCTAACACAGCAACCGTATCTCCTTATGGTCGTGGTTATCTAGGAACTACTGCAGCAACCCATACAGTAGATACTAAAGTGTCCATCTCTCCCACCTTTCCACGCTATGTAATCAAGAAGGCTATTAACGATACAATCAATGCTGTTGGCTCTACTATATTTGCTGCCAAAGTAACTACCTTTACATTCAATGCTGCTCAAACAACATATGATTTTGATGGATTAAACATCCAAAATATTCTTTCTATATCCTGGCAATCAGTAGGTCCATCTCTTGAATGGATTCCTGTGCGTCGCTGGTCTTGGGATTCCAAGGCTGATGCAACAGCATTTGGTGCTACTGCACAGACAGTAACCATTGGAGATTACATTACTCCTGGTAGAACTGTAAAAGTTGTATATGCTACTGACCCAGTACCGTTTACAACTAATGCTCAAGACTTCTCAACACAAACTGGCTTGCCAGAATCTTGCAAAGATGTAATAGTTCTTGGTGCTTCATACCGTCTACTTACCTACCTTGACCCAGCACGTGCTGCTCAGGTTAGTCCACAAGCAGATGAGACAGATAGCAAGCGTCCTTATGGTGCTTCTCAAACTGCTACAAAACAATTGTATGCATTGTATACACAACGCTTAAATGAAGAAACAGCAAGACAGCAATCCTTCTACCCAATCCGTGTCCACTACAGCCGATAGGTAAATAAATGACAACACGCAAATACTCATCCCGCTCACAACAGACCACACTATCTGCTGCCATTAACTCAAGTACTGGTAGCATACCAGTTGTATCTGGTGCATCTGTAATGGGTGGTAAGACATTAACATCAACCGAATATTTTACGGTTGTAATTGACCCAGATACAGCCCTTGAAGAAATTGTAGATGTATATAGTTATTCTTCTGGCAATTCTCTTACCGCTTTGCGTGGTAGAGATGGTTCTACTGCCGTAGCCCACTCTGCTGGTGCAGTAGTAAGACATATGGCAATTGGTCGGGACTACCAAGAGGCTAATGACCACATTAAGAATGAAACAACAGCACACGGATTAACAATTGCTAACGTAGTAACTCTTGGTGGAACTCAAACATTAACTGCTAAGACTTTAACTAGCCCTACCATTACTGGTACTGGCGCTATTGCAGGTACCTTTACAGGTAACCTTACAGGTAACGTAACTGGTAACGTATCTGGTTCAGCAGGTAGTGCAACAGGTAATGCTGGTACTGCAACTGCTTTGGCTACAGCCCGTAACTTCCAACTGACTGGAGATGTAGAAGCATCTGCCGTATCCTTTGATGGTACTGGCAACGTAAGCCTAACTACTGTTATTGGCACTGGTGCAATTGTTAACGCAGACATTAATGCTTCTGCTGCAATTGATAAGACTAAGATTTCAGGAACTGCTATTACTGCAGCCGATTCTGGCACAGTAACCAGCGCAATGATTACTGATGGCACTATCGTAAATGGTGACATCAATGCATCTGCTGGTATTACTTATGGCAAGTTAAGCCTTAATGGTTCTATTACCTCTGCTGATATAGTAGATGGAACTATCGTCAATGCTGATATTAATGCTAGTGCTGCTATTGCACTTAGCAAGTTAGCAACTGACCCACTAGCCCGTGCTAACCATACTGGCACACAGACTGCTTCAACTATCTCTGACTTTGACACACAGGTACGTACATCTCGCTTAGACCAGATGGCAGCACCTACTGCTTCTGTAGCATTAAATGCTCAGAAGATTACAGGACTTGCTGACCCTACATCTAACCAAGATGCAGTAACATTAAAATATCTTACAGACCAAAAAGGTGCAGCAAACGGTATTGCATCTCTAGATGGTTCTGGATTAATTCCTACTAATCAATTGCCTGCATTGGCAATTACTGAAACATCAGTAGTAGTATCACAGGCTGCAATGCTTGCACTTACCGCACAAATTGGTGATGTTGCAGTTCGCACAGATGTTAACAAATCATTTATTCTTACTGCCTCACCTGCCTCAACATTAGGTAACTGGCAAGAACTATTAACCCCAACAGATGCAGTTCTATCTGTTGATGGTAATACTGGTGCTATCAGCCTTTCAGGTACATACCTAAATAGAACTACTGGTCAACTATTAGGTAACCTAGATGCCAATAACTTTAAAGTAACTGGACTAGGAACTCCTACAAGCAATGCTGATGCTGCTACTAAGTCTTACGTAGACACGGTTGCTGGTTCTGCTACTGCTGCTGCAGCCTCCGCTGCTGCCGCTGCTACAACTTACGACAACTTTGATGATAGATACCTAGGCGCTAAGTCAACTGCTCCATCCGTAGACAATGATGGTGATGCATTAATTGAAGGTGCTCTATATTGGAACTCAGTAGATAATGCTATGTATGCTTGGGATGGTGCTGCTTGGGGTTCTATCTCTTCAACCGCAGCAATCTTCCGTTACAAGTTTGTTGCAACTGGCGGAGAGACCTCAGTATCTGGAACAGATGCTAATGGTTTAACACTTTCATACCTAGCAGGTAAAGAGCAGGTATATCTAAATGGTGTTCTATTGGTTCGTGGTACAGATTACACAGCATCTAATGGAACTAGCATTACATCTTTGGCAGCATTGGCTGCCTCTGACATATTAGAGATAATTACATTTACCGCATTTGATTTGGCTACAGCAATTGATAAAACATTGTTTGATGCTAAGGGTGATATTCTTGTAGCAACTGCTGCGGATACACCTGGCAAGTTGGCACTAGGAACAAATGGATATTATCTAAAAGTAAATACATCAACCGCTACTGGACTTGAGTGGGCACAGGTAGACCTGTCAGCCTACGCAACAGTAGCAACCGAAAACGACAACACCATTATGAACATAATGGGTGCATACTAAGAAAGGTAGTAACTAATGGCTACAACTTCTAAGGTACTATTTCGTGGAGCAGCCTCCACGTCTAGCACTACTCTCTATACAACTCCCTCAGCAACTACAACAGTAGTAACTAATATTTTAGTGGCTAATACTGCAGCATCCTCAGCCACATTTGATATTTTACTTGACGATGTTCTTATTGCTAATGACGTAACACTTGCCGCTAATTCACTTACAGCAATTGACCTAAAGCAAGTACTTGTGGCTACAGACACTATTAAAGGTCTTGCCTCAGCAACAACAGTAAACTTTCACATTTCAGGAGTGGAGATAGCGTAATGGGAATTCAAGTATTAGGACCTACAAGTACAACTGACGATGCTGTTGCTTTTACCGTACCAGAAGCACTTAAAACTTACAAAGCATCAACAACATTAAATTCTGGAGTATACACTGTTACCACTAATCCAAGTACTTCACAAGCAACTCTTTATTTAGATGCTGGAACTTCAATAACTTCAGTAACAACAACAAGTGGAACAGTTGGAACAAATATCGCAAATACAATTTCTACAATATTATTAGAAATTGATACTGGAACAAATGTTGTAGTCACTATTACTAAGACTGCTGCAGCAATATCTGGAGCAGAAATAACTGGAACTTTAGATACTTTAACCTCAAGTGGAACATATAATACTACTGGAAAACTTTACGTAGTAGCCGTTGGCGGTGGCGGTGGTGGCGGTGGTGGTAAACCAAGTTGGCAAGGCGGTGGCGGTGGTGGCAGTGGCGGAGTTGCTGCAGGTTTAATATATACAAATGCTGCTACTAACTACACCATTGGAACAGCAGGAAATGGTGGTGGTAATTCTACTGCAGGTAATGCTGGCGGTAATACTACTTTTGGAAACCTAAGCGCCAATGGCGGTGGTGGTGGTGGAAGCAGTAATAACGAAGGTGCTGGAAGCAGATTTGGTGGCACAGCAGGCACTCCTGGCGGTGGCAGTGGTGGCAATAGTCAGGGGGGTAATGACGGTAGTCCTGGAAGTGCTTCAACCTCAAAAGCCCAAAGCGTTAAAAGCGGAACCACTGGTGGTGGCGGTGGTGGCGGTGGTGGTGGTGGTCAAAATGGAGGAAATGGCGGAGGAAGCGGAATTGGTACTGGCGGTCCTGGTGGTGCTAGTAGTGGAGATACTACTCCTGCTGCTGCTACTGGTTATGGCTCAGGCGGTGGCGGAGGCAGACAAGGTAGCAATCAAACTGGTGGCGCTGGCGCACCTGGTGTAATTTATGTACTTCGTGGATTTTAAGAAAGGTAAATAATAATGGCAAACTTTGCTGTGATAGAAGGCGAAAATGTAGTTAACACAATTATTGCCAATTCTAAAGAAATAGCCGAGCAGATTACTGGCAAAACTTGTATAAAATATACTAATGAACCAGCCGAAACTGGTGGCACGTATATTAATGGTATATTTACACAAGCGCCAAAACCAATAGAAGATATATCAATAGAAGAATAGTAATATAAAGGGGACAAATGAAAATTATATTTACTAATACATCTGGTGTAGATATAGAGCAACCTCAACCTGCTTCTAAATTTATACCAGATTGGTATAAGAATATGGAATCATATACTGGTAAAGAAAGAAAACCAGACGGTGGTGGTGGTACTACAGCAACCATAAAACGTTGTATGCCAGTATTTGATGCTATAACTGCTGGGTATATTATTACTTTACCTGCAGATGTATATGTAAGTATTAAAGAAGAAAAACAATTCTTTGAATGGTCTACTTTAGGACTAATAGGTTTTCATCCTATTGAACAGGCCCCTAACCATCCAGCCCGTAATCAACACGCTTATCCTAAATGGATGAATCCTTGGGCTATTAAGACACCTAAAGGTTATTCAACTTTATTTACTCAGCCTATGCACAGGGAAGCAGTCTTTACTATCCTTCCAGGAATTGTAGATACAGACACCTATACAGCACCAGTTAATTTTCCTTTTGTTGTTAATGACCCTAACTTTGAGGGGTTGATTCCAAAAGGAACTCCAATAGCACAGGTAATTCCTTTTAAACGTGAAGGATGGCAGATGGAGATTGGTTCTAAAGAAGAACTAATAGAACAAAATAGTATTACACAGAAATTACAAACTAAATTCTTTGACCGATATAAGTCAATGTTCTGGTCCCGAAAGGAATACAAATGACTAAAGCAAGAGATATAGCGAGTGCAGCACCTGCACCCTCTACCGTAGATGCAACAGAGTTAGGCTACCTAGATGGTGTCTCCTCTGCAATACAGACACAGTTAGATGCTAAGACTGCTAAGTCTACCCTAACTACTACAGGTGATATTTACTATGCCTCATCTGCTAATACCCCTGCTAGATTGGGAATTGGTAGCGCAGGAAATGTACTCACTGTGGCATCAGGTATCCCTAGTTGGGCTGCACCTGCTGGCAGTAATTTAACAGTATCAGAATTATCTAGCGGCAATTTTACCTCTGCTGCTACTTTAACCTTCAGCAGTTTATCAAGTTATGATACTTTAATTTTGTTTTTAGAAAATGTACAATTTGCCACGCAGGGAAGTACAGTGTTAGCAAGAATTAATAATGATACAGATGCTAATTATAATTCATTTGGTGGTTATTTTGGTGACACATCCGCAGCAGTATTACAGACTAATCAAACATCAATTGGATTATCAAATGCACTTAATGTTGCTTATAATGAAAATACAAGATATATGATTAAATTCTACAATTGCAAGGCAGCAGGTTTTACTGATTACATAGTACACGCTTTTACTAGGTCAAATGGAAATTCAAACACACATACCTTTCAAGGACAATTTAGAAAAGCAGCATCAGTTTCATCTTTAGTTATTACTACTGGTGGCGGAACTAATTTTAGCACTGGTTCATCTTATGTTTTGATGGGAGGATAATTATGGAATTTAAAAATGCAATAATTGATGTTGTTACTGGACAAACAACTTTGGTTGATTTATCTGATGTTGAAATTGCAGAATTTAAACAATTTAGAATAATGCAAGCCGAAAAAGATAAAATTGAAATAGCCGAAGCCGAAGCCAAGGCACAGGCTAAGGCTGAGTTACTAGAGCGTTTGGGCATTACCGCAGACGAAGCCAAGTTGCTCCTGTCGTAGCACAATCTTAGGAAATTGTTCTAGTAAATATTAATAACTAATTAAGGAGCACTGTGGCTGGTCGTGATATAACCGAAGGTGACAGTAATGTCTGGGATTTAGCAGGCGATGGTTTACCTATTGCTCGTGGTATTGCAGATGTTGGCATCACATCATCAAGCGCATATTGGCAGAATACATCTGACTCATATGATGTAGCAGTTGGTGGACAACCATTCTTCTATGCTATTAGTGATGCACGCCCATACATTAGGCAGACAGCACCTTATCGTAAAGACCAGTTTGACAATGGACAAGAGCCAGGTGAACAATCACTTACTGGCTGGTGGTTAAGAAGTCAATCATCTTTTCACGGTGGTACTGGTATTAAGTTCTATGACCCATCTGCTGGTGAGACAGTTACACATAGGTTTACAGATAGTAAAAATGTAAACGTATGGACTAAGGGACAGGCAACCTTACTTAAGGACACTAGCCAAGCCCACGTAACTACACATCCAATTGGTTCTGATGGTCGTGCTCCTCAACAACTACGCTCTATCAAGTGGGGTAGCACCAATGGTGTACTACTACACGATGGATATGATGTAGATAAGATTGATTCAACTGGTACTGAAACACACTTTGTTGATTACAACTCTGGTGCAGATGATAAAGTCTATGCTATCTG